GGGGGCAGCTCTTCTTTGTCTTGCTTTCTGCCTCTTGGGCCAGTATCGACAACCAACAGCCTGCCAGCAAAGCCATCGTACAAATGACTCTCCTCAAGAGACTGCCAGAAGTGCTCAGCAACTGTCAGCCCAAAGAATGAGGCGCATGGGTGCTGCACTTCTCGATTATATTTGCTGTCAGCCATGCTCTTATGTTTCCACAGGCAGCCGGTCTCATTCCACAGCTCAAGCAAGACCTCCTGCACAGCATGTAAATGGGCATTGCCAGGGCGGTCTGCTGACTTGGCAAGAAACCTGCCGAACTCATCCCAGAGCCAGACCTTGCTGGGGCTGTGCATCAGGTCTTGGGCCAGGGCTGACTCAGATGCAACCTTGCCACCATACAAATCAACCAGCCCAGCCATCCCTAAAATCTTTTTGATGCAGGTCTGTGGTGCCTGCTTGCCACCACCAGATGGTGCCATGGCTACCATGTAGAGGTTGGTTCTCTGGCCAGATTTGTCTCTGACTTTCCTACCACACAAGGCAGCCATCAAAGCAATGCCCCCCATCAATGACAAAATGGGCTGGATCACATTATTCTGTGAGTCAATCCATTCGGCAACCTCACCAATAAACCCTGGCACATGCAGCAGGTGTCTGGGGAAAGCCAGCTCTTTTTTCTTGGGCTTGGCAATCAGCTCATCAATGTAAGCCTCATACTGGCCAAGCTCAGATGCTTTGACTGGCTGGTGTGAGTCAACGAAAGTCTGTTGTGTCAACAGCCAGCCCCTTGGCCCATCAGCCTTTGTGGCTTGGTCAACCTTGTGGCTCAGCTCTTGGGCTGTCCAGGGGGGATCACAGATGGGATTATATTGCGTGGCGAGGATGTCAAGAGCTGTCTGGGTTGGCAGCTCAAATCCATTCACCAGCACACAGGCAATTCTAAAGAGGGTCCCATGGCCATCCTGGCCTGAGACAGCTGGGGGGTACTTGGCAATGTAAGCAACAGCCCTGGCTGTCACATCGGCCAGCTCTGGCTCTGGTACACCAGTGGAATAGACAGCCGAGCCATTGGCTGTGATGGTGCTTGGGGCTGACTGGGCTTGCTTTGATGGATAGGTGGTGTTGAGCCAATCGAGGCCAGTTTGGCACTGAGCCAGGGGCATTGCCCCCAGAAAGTCAACATCACCTGTTACAGTAAAATATCTGCCTTGGTGGTATACTTCGATCACACCAATTGAGTCTGGCACTTTGACTCTTCTGCCTTTTGGTGTGCCAGGGTCAGATGTGCAGAATAGTTTGAGACCATTGCCAGATGGGCTGATTTCTGCATAGGTTGGCAAGTGCTTGATGACCTCTCTGGCCCATGGCTGGAGCACCCCATCGACAATGGCATCATCTAAGTCAACGCCAAAAAAGTCATCATCTGGGGAGAATACAAAGCCAATGCCAGAGCGGGTTGTCCCAGCTTGGTATGCTGCTGTTTTGATGTCATCAAAGGTTGACCAGTGGCTTGGGTCTGTGGTGCTGGCCCTGATGCCATTGGCTTGGTATGGTACTTTGGTTGGTTTGCCTCCTCTTTCCTCATATCGCCAAAGAACCCATTGGGCTGCATCTCTCATCTGTGGGGGGATGTGTTGATAATTAGACATGGGGGGTGATTTCCAATCTTGATGGGTCTGCTGGTCTGACTGTGTTGATGGGGTGGGCTCTCATATACTCGACCCTGGCTCTCACCCATGCTTGGCACCTGGCAATCTGGTCTTTGCTCATGGGGTTTTGAATGTGCCCATCAACTTTGTCTTTGTGTGGCCCACTAATATACTCACCAACCATCAGAGCCAATATCTCTGGTTCATCTGGTGTGGTTGGTAAATGGTGCTCAATGCCCTTGACGGTCACATAACGCGAGCCAGCTGTATTCTTTGGTTTCCTAGAATGGGATGTCATCTGTTGGGCTCTCCTCTGTCTCTGGCACTGGGGGCAACATCAGGCCAGTGTGCTTCTTGATGCTGTCGAATTTGCCACTGATGTCAACAGTGATGCTGCTGGGCTCTTTGAGCTGGCCAGAGTTGCCCACATGAGCTGCATCAAGTGCCAAGTTGGGGCAGGGCTGGTCTGATCTCTTTGCCCACCAGGCCAGAGCCTTCTCAAGCCCATACCCATCATGCTCAACACAGACCCATTCTGAGATGGGGTATTGTAGGCATTCAATGTGGTAATCAACCCTCAGAGTCTTTGGCACTGTGTCATCTGCACCCTTTTTGGTGTGCTCAGAATAGCTGACAGACTCAACCTCAAATGTGGTTGCAGGCTGACTCAGGATGTCTGCCACTGATGCCTCTGCGTCATGGGTGGGGTTGCTGTCAGTCTCAAATGCCTCACCACACTTGATGCAGACTGTGACAGAGATGGGGCTGACCTCTCTGCATACTTTGCAGTGTTTGCCAGCTGGTGGGGCATTTTTGCCAGAGCCCTTGGGCTGTGGCTTGATGGCCATTCTGTCAATTGGGCCATGGCGCTCAATGTTGCCACCAAAGTCAAGGATGAGACAGTCAGCCTTGCCAGGGGCAACTCTCAAACCTCTGCCACACATCTGGTAGTAGAGGCCAGGGCTGAGGGTTGGTCGCAGCATGGCCACACAGTCAATGTTGGGAGCATCAAAGCCAGTTGTTAGTACATCAATATTGATGAGAAACTTGATGCTGCCAGCCTTGAAGTATGCCAGGGTTGCTGCTCTCTCTGTTGGTGATGTCAGCCCATCAACCATGGCCACAGATGCCTCTGGCGACAGAAAGGCAACCATCTCAGCAACCTGACTGGCATGCTCTCTGCCAGCACAAAAGATGAGCACTGATTTTCGTTCTGTGGTCTTGCTCAGCATCTCAGCAACTGCCTCAGCAACCACCAGCCCATCAGACAGCTCATCTGTGAGCTGACCAGCCACAAACTCACCACCCCTGACATCAATATCAGACAAGTCTGGCTGTGCCTCTGCATGCTTGCTGATGAGTGGGGAGAGGTAGCCATCTGCAATGAGTGGCTTGATGCCAATGGTATGACATATTGTGTTGAGCACCCTGTCTGGCCCACATACCAGACCCTCTTTCAATCTGTAGGGTGTGGCAGTTAGCCCCACAACCCTGATGTTGGGGTTGATGAGCTTGGCATGGGCCAGGAATGTCAAAAACATGCCATCACCATCTGATGGGATCAAATGAGCCTCATCAACCAGCACCACATCAAATGCCCCAAGCTCATCAGCTCTGCTGTGGACAGACTGGATGCCAGCCACAATGCAGCTGTGCTCTGTGTCTCTGCTGGAGAGCCCAGCAGAATAGATGCCCACATCAACCAATGGGGCCAGGGTCTTGATTTTCTCAGCATTTTGCTCAATTAGCTCCTTGCGATGACAGAGGATGAGCACCCTGCCAGACCAGTCAATCACATCTTTGACCAGCTGGGCAATGATGAGGCTTTTGCCTGCCCCAGTGGGTGCCTCAATACAGGGGTTGGTGGTTGTGCTTTGTATGTGCTGCCAACAGCTTGCAACTGCCTCAGCTTGGTAAGCCCTTAATTTCATGGGGGAGAGTTTCCTTTTTTGCTTTGGTTCTAATAACAGCAACCATGGCTGTAATTGTCTGACGATAACAGCCAAGATTGGTTGCAATTTCTGAGTGGGTGTTGCCAGATAGCAGCATCACAGTAATGCTGATTTGGTCTGGTGTGAGATGACACCCCAGCCAGTCAATCACATCAATTGGCCAGCTGGGGTCTGTGTCATCGACAAAGTCAACCATCAGCTCTTGACCCAGGGGGCAGATCCATTGGCTGGCTGGGGTGCAGACTGCTGGGGGGCAGCTGCTGGGGTGTCACCGATACGATGATAACCAACCACATTATTGCCCATCTGCCCATTGCCTTGCTGCTTGACTCTCAGCTCAATGGTCAAGGGGATATTGTGGAGCTGCTCGGTCTTGGTGGGGTTGAGAATACCCAGAGCCTCAGTGATGGCTTTCAGGTTACTCTGCGCGATGCCCTTGACTTTGGGATCTGGGTGATACACAGAGAGATTGTCAAAAATCAGCCGATTAGTACATGGCCCATCAACCACAGCAAAAACCAACTTGATGTACTCATGCCCAGCTTGGCTGGTGGGCCTGTCGCTCTCTTTGATAATGACGGTGTATGAGCCATTTGGGAGGGGCTCAAAGTTTGTCTGCACGTCTTCTACGTCTGATGTGTTGAATCCGATGTCAGCCATGGTCAGCCTTTCTTGGCACTGGGTGCCACAGTCTTGGGGGTAAAGTGCTGGGCATACGCTGCCCAATTAAAGTCAATTTCATCTGGCAGGTTGAGCCTATTCTTTGCAACTGCTGTGGGTCTTGCAACCGTTCTCAAGACCCTCTTGCCACCATCAAGCGCCTTGGTGGTCTTGCGACCAAAGCCACCATCTTCTGTGGTTGTCAGCACTTTGAGATGAGCAAAGAGCATCTCGTCAGCCCACTCAAGCAAGAGGGCTGAGACATGCTTGTGCAGCTTGGGAACCCATCTGTCATAGTCAGGATTCTCAGGGTCTTTGTGGCTCTCAGTCTTGGCATGGGCAATAATGATGATGTGCATGCCCTTGGTCTGCCTGAGTGCATCAAGACCAGTCAAGACAGCTGAGAAGAGATTACATGCCAACACATAGCCCTTCCCATAACTGCCAGAGGCTTGCTCAATGCTCTCAACAGACTGCTGCTGGCAGATTGACTCCCAAATGAGTCTCTCAAGCCAATCAGCTGAGTCAATCACCACAGCTTTGTAGGTGTGCTCTTCTGTGTAAAGCTGGCCAATGTTGCTCATAACATCATCATAACTGGCAGCAATGTCAAAGCTGTGGCAGTCGATCTGCCCCAGCCCATCTTCTGTGGGCAAAAAGATGGCATCAGGGCAC